TTTTTAATTCTCTTTGTATCTCCTGGAGCATATCTATTGCATCTTCTGTATCTCCTATATGTATAGCATCTATTATGATGTCTATGTCTTTTATTAGTTCTTTCAAAATAATCTTATTTGTGCCTTATGTTGTTCTATTCGTTTCTTAGCAGCTTGATAATACTCTTTATCTATTTCATATCCAGTTAAATCAAATCCTAAATTATGACAAGCTATTGCTATACTTCCAGAACCTAAATGTGTATCAAGTATTGTATCTCCTTCTTTTGCATAGTTCATTAATAACCACTCATAAAGTTTTACTGGTTTTTCTGTTGGATGTATTCTATTAGAATTTTGAGGAGCTATTTCTATCCACTTACATATAGTGCCTAAATTTTCTGATAAACTTGCTATTTCACACATCGACATTGTAAAATTCTCACTTATTGTTTTTTTTTTATAAACAACAAAACCTTTGAATTGTGGTAGTTGAAAATTATTAGCACCCCATATAATTTGTTCTTTACTTACTCTATATAACTCCTTCCAATATTGTTCTGTAGGTCTTCCTTGTAAGCTTTTCATAGAACCGTTATTTCTCATATCTTTAGTAGGTTGATTTTTATCTCTATAAGGAGGATCTACGATAGCCAAGTCAAATTGATTATCTGACATTTCCATCATTGCCTCCATACAGTCTTGATTGTAAATGTTTATCATTTTACAAGAGATAAATAGGTGTTTAATTCATTTTCAATATAAGGTCTAAATTCTGATATAGATGTTAAAGCAGGATGATTTCCCTGAGCCATTTTATCATATTCTCTAAATAAATAATCCATAATTTGAATATTGCCTTTTGCTTTTACATTTCCTACAATAATCATTTCTCTTATTTGATAGGCTTGTATTTTAGTTTTACCATATTTTGTTACTAAAGCAGATATATTCTTGCAAAGATATTTTGAAAATTCTATATTCAATATTTTAGCTTCACCTTGTTTAAAAACACCTACAGTTCTACCAAAATATATGTGTATCATATTACCTGCAGTAATAGTGTTTTTATTTTTTAATACTTCATCATACACAACTTTATAGTCCTCATTATGTTGACTAAAAGATTTTAAATAATTTATTGTATTCCAACCCCTATTAGAATTATTTAAACTTATTATTGTATTTAAAACTTCTAATTCACTATCATCATTTAACCAGTCAACTATATATGCAGGAATTGTTTTTTGTTTCATTCTTTTAGCAGATTCAACTCTATGTTGTCCTTCTAATATTAAACCACTTGCAGATATTGTAATTGGCAAGAGCCATCCATATTTATTGAGTTTCTTGTCAAAGTTTTCTGAATGTTTTACAAATAAATCTCTATTTACTTTAGCTTTTTTCAAATCCTTAATTTGATAGTTAGGTGTAAATGTACCTTTCTTAATTCTTTTTGTTTTCATATTGTTTTTATTTTAATTAATTATAATGTTCCAGTTAATATGTAATCATCTAATGCAGCTCCATTAACAAAGAAGGTTTCAAATATGTCTACTGCCTTTTCTACTTTTCTTTTACCTTCTAAATAAAATTCTTCTGAACAGTCCCATATACCTAAGTCTAAACTTCCTTTGTCCATTACTAAGAATTTGAATTGCTCATATCCCACATCAAATAGATTACAGTACAAATAACATTGTACATCATATCCATATTTCTTAGCAGCATAAGGAAAACCTTTTATGTCTGTTGTAGTTTTTAAATCTACTATTCTATCTTTTCCAAGAACATCTGCTTTACCTCTAAATGGATAACCACATACATTTCCTATAGCAGGAACTTCAAACTCACAGTCTGTAATCATTCTAAGTGCGTGTTCATTTCTGAAGAATGCATCTGCTAACTTCTCAGCTTTATTCTTTTCTGACATTGTGAATACTCTACCGTGTTCTTCTTTAGCTAACTTAAATGCTTTTGTATTCTTACTTGCTACATCTACAAATATCTGTGCATTAAAAACGTGAGGTTCTAATATAGCTGTATGAAATAACCATCCATCTCTTAAAGGTTGTGTTTCAGGATTACCATACTGAGTAACGTGCTTATAAGTCTTAGGACTTGATAATAGTAATTTAAGTGAAGAACTGCTTAAAGCTAATTTGTTTAGTTCTCCATAATAAAAAGAATCATCATCCATCTTAGATAATAGTTCTTTATGATCATAGTTCTTACCGTCTAATAGTTGTATCATTTTCTAATAGTTTTTCTGATTTTCTTGCTCTTTCTATTGCTCTTAGTTTATCTCCTTCAGCTATCTTTAATTTAAAGTCTAATACTTGTACTTCGTTTCTAAGACCTACTGCAAACATATGCATCTCATTTACACATTTAATAAGATTAGATAATTCTTTAGTAGATTCATTATTTTTCTTTTTAGTATCATATGCCTTAACAAGAGCTTGACCTATATAATTAAAGTTAGCTTCATAAACTTGATTTTGGAATAATGTCATTAGTTAAGTATTATGCAACTAATAGTAGCTACGATTAATGCTATGAATCCTACTTTTAGAACATTAAATATCTGTTCTTCTTTTTCAGGACTTCTACCTTGATTACTCCTGTATTGTCTTTGTTTTTTCATAAGTTGTTTTAGGTGTTCTTTTATAATCAAAACTAAATCTCTTTTCTATATTCTGTATATTATCTTTATCTATAATTTGATTTTCTAAATCGATAATTTTATAATTATGCTCAATTAATAATTCTATTGCAGCATTTATTTCTTTTACTTTTTCTCTAAAATGATTGAATATTTGATTTTCAAAAGCATTATGGTTATGTTTCATAATTTTGTTTTTAAGTTATACAAGCTAATATAACTCTTTTAAAGTTATTAACAAAATTTAATTATATGAGTCTCTGTTTATAATACTTGCTTGTTCTTCTTTTAGAAGATATACAGGTTTTAGTAATCGTTTCTTAGTCCACATAGTAGTATCAGGACAATACATTTTTACAGGTTCAGGCATCTCTAAGTAGTTTAGCCAATATAGATAGTTTCCTTTTGGGTCAGATACAAAGTAGAGCTTTACTATTTCGGAATCCATACTTATTAGCTGTTCATACTTATAAACTTCTAACATCTTTTCTTTATAGTATTTATTCCTGAATTTCATTTCTATAACACAGTCGTGACCCTTAGGAGTCTTACCTATAGCATCATAATGCTCAAAGCCATTACCTGCCCATTTCAAATCCCAAGTGTCCATATTTAATATGTGAACTACTGCTTGTTCGTATAGATGTATCTTACTGAGTCCCATTAGCGTAAATATCATTAAGTTGTTTAATCCACGCTATATATGTTTTTGGAGTACAGGTACAAGGAAGATAATAACTATGCTTATAATAGATGGAATGCAGTCTAGCAATAAGTTCTTGTTCTGGTCTATTAATGCTTTTACCATTGGCAGATTTAAACTCTGTCCATTTATCATAGTCCTCTTGACTAAACTTTTGTAATTCCATTTCTATCTATTTTAAATTTATTTAAAGCATCTTTTCTTTTATCACAGTTGCACTTAGTTCCTCTTATGCTATGGTAAGTATCTACTAAGTATTTTATTCCTGTGTATGTTGTTATAAGTTCTACTAAGTTTCCTAGTTTCATAAATTATCTTTTAGTTTCTGTTTTACTTTCTTATAAGTATTGTACAAGCTGTAATAACTTATCTTACTTTTTCTTGATAGCTCACTTATGTTAGTGCCATCTTCTATTATCTCAAATACTTTTTTATCATACCAGTACATATCTTTTAGAATATCCTGGAGCTTATTATAAATTTCATCATAATTGTTATGATCTATTTCTGTGACAGGTTCTATGTTTTCTAAGCTAATCAGTTTTACTTTACTTTTCTTTCTAATCAAATCTACATACAATCCTCTGAGTATTTTAAAAACATAATAATAGTTTATCTCATCATTATATAAATAATCAACTCCTTTTTGAGTATTCTTTATAAGAAGAATATACATAGTTTGTACCAAATCTTCACACTCCTCTCTATTTAAACCACCAAAGGTTTGGACTATCTCTACCCATTGGTTATGTTTCTCATATGCTAATTCTACAGGTGTTTTCAAAAGGGTAAGTTTATTTGCTCAGTTAAAGTTGGTGTTATTATATTATTACCATTAATCTGAAATCCTACATTATTAAGTATTGATTTGAGTTTTATAGGTTCTGTTAATGGAGTAGGTCTTCCACCTGTATCAATGTCTTTTACTTTTCTAACGTGAATATGATTATACATCCAATCAGTAGGGTGTTGTGTATATCTATGAATCACTAAGAATTCATCACTTCTGTTGACGAACTTCCCCCCACCTTCAACATCACTAGCCATTGGAGGAATAGGATGTCCTGCATATTCATCAGATGTTCCGTGCTTCTTTCTTAATGCTTCTGTAGCTGCGTGAGTATTTAACCATACTGCTACATTATGAGTCTTGCAGAATAATCTTATTTCAGATGTTGCTTCATAGTCATAGTCGTGAGAGTTAATACCTTTTAACATCTCTCTATCTTTCATTAAAGAATTATAAGGGTCTATAAGAAATCCGTGATAGTTCCAAGCCTTCTTAATACTTGTTGCTAATTCTAATAAAGTCTTATAGGTATGAAGCTCATTAGAATCTATTATTTTAAATTGATTGAAAACAAAGCTCTTGTGCTTTTCAAATTCTTCTTCAGGTATTTTGTTTATAGGTTTTGCTGCTAGAAATTCTATTAGCTTTCTAATAATACTATGTGCTTCATTCTCACTTGAAAATACTAGCCATCTAACATTGTGCTTTAGTGAATAAAGTAACATCATATATAAGATCACAGTAGTCTTACCTACATTAGCGTGACCTAAGCATACTAAAAAGTTACCTTGTTTAAATCTAAAGTATTCGTCTATTTCTGGGAATCCTAATGCTAAACCTTCTATAATCTTACCTGACCTGATTTGTTGTAGTTTGTCAATCTGTTGGTCAAAGTTTATTAGCATTTTAATTTTTGTCTTTTTCTATTTCCTTTTGTAAGTTACTTAATGCTCTCCAGGCAACTTTAGCAGAATGCCTAATTCCATCATCATCAATCTTACCTGCTTCTATTAAATGTCTTGTAAGAGCATCCAATTCATCTCCTGATTTACTTCTATCCCAATGCAAAGGCAAATTAGGATTGTGTTGCTTATTACCAATATAAGAAACTTTTGCCACTTCTAAAATAGCATCAGGAAAATAATTTAAAACCCCCGAATAAACAGGGGTCTTTTTTCTTTCTTCTGCAGTCATTTAGAATGGTAAGTCGTTGTTTCTATCAGGACTTTGTTGTGTTGCACTTACTTGTTCTACATCATCTTCTAACTTCCATCCTTCAATAGTATTGAATACTTTAACCTCTCCTTGTGGATTCTGCCATTCTCTACCTCTTAGGTTTATAGCTGTTCTAACAAAAGAACCTTCAGTAAAGTTGTCTAATAGATTGACTTTATCTTGCAGAAATTCTACTTGTAATGTCTGTGGATATTTGTCATTTGTTACAAGCCACATAGTTCTTGTTCTAAAGTTTTTAGCTCCTCTAGTTTGTGTACTGTTAATCTTTTTAATTCTACCTGTAATTTCCATAATTATTATTTTAAAATTTTATTAAATGTATTTGTAAATTCTTCTATCTCTTGAATGTTTATCTTGCCAGATGAAGCAAGTTCTATAGCTCCTTTAAATGCTACTTGTCTTAATATGCTATTATGTGTGTCTAAAGGTTTAGATACAGATTGTGTATTAAGATTGTTTTGAGGTTTAGGATATACGATTTTTGCAGTATTGTACTGTTCATTTGTTACCTCGTATTCTATTTCCTGTCCTACTTTCTTTTTAAATTCTCCTCTTGCTAAAAAGCTATAAGAGTTACCATTTGCTAATGATACTTGATACTTGTTGAAAGTACCTGATGTGTTTGACCAAGTACCTTTTGATTCAATGTGTGTGATTTTACTTTTCATTTTATATATTCGTCTACTATGTTAATTTCTAAATGTGCGTTTCTTACTTCTTGTTGTTTAATATGAAGCTCGTATTTTTCTATAATACTATCCTTCTCTTTTATGCTATTCTCTAAATTCTTGATCTTAGCATCACTTTCGTAGTAGTGCTTTCTTAATTGCTCTACTTCAGCTTTTAAAAGCCTTAATAAATCTTCTTTATGTGTCATATATAATTGTTTTTAATATACTGCTTTATTGCAATACTTTAGCAAGTTAATTAAAAAATGTTAATAAAACAAGTGCATATAAAAAAAAGAGGGAAAATAAATTCCCCCTTCTAAAACAAAAATGATAATAACTGCAAAGAACAGATTATGTCACAAAGATAATTCTTTTTTTCTTTTATCTACTAGGTCTTTGTATTTATTTATCATATCCTCTAAATCTATATTAGAGAACTTCTTTATCTGTTTAGATTGTATAAGAAGCTGTTCTGGTAAATCTTTACCATATTCTTTTTGGAGTTCTAAGCCATACTTGTATTGTTCTCCATATCTCATCACATTACACGAGTAGCATTGTACTTGACAATTTAATTCTTCCCATCGTGTTGAATAAGATTTTCTTGACATAAAATGTCCGTTCTGCATTTTCTTGTAGTGGTCTTGCTTTTTACAAGTATAGCAGGTTACTATACCTTTCTTGTTCGCTTTGCGAAGTCTTATATAAATAGAGAATATCGTATCTAACTTCTTTATAAGTCCTTTACGAGATACTTTTCTCATCTATCCATATGTTCTAAGAGAAGATTGCCAGTTGCAGGGTCAAGTTGTTTAATAGCTCTATAAATGGCTCTACTTTGTTTCTTTACTTCTTGTATCTCTGATTTTGTAGAGTCGCTTCCCAAATTACAATACTGAGTTGCATCTATTTCTAAGAGTCTATCTATCTTCTCTTTAGTAGTTACTGTTTTATAATTTATAATCTTGTCAATCATATATGTTATCATATTTGCTAATATAAGAAATTTTAATTAAAAAGAAAGAAAAAGAAAAAGAGTAAAAAGAAAAAGAAAGAAAAAACCTACAAAAAAGAAAGAAACAAGTACCTGTTCCAACAAGCATCCAACTTTATTAGGCTCTTGAAGTTTAGCTATAAGCATCACAAATATATAAAAAAAAAATTAAGGACAATAAGGTTTTATCCAAAATTCTTTTTATCTACCTTGCCCTTTATATTTCTTAAAATAGTTTTTAGAGCTTTTTAAGGCACTCATTTTACTTTTTGAATGAATACCCTTACGTTTAATAGATTTACGCTTATATGTGCTTATAATTGCTTTAGCCATTACTTTTTAAACTTTTCTGCACTTCTTCCACCAAAGTAAGCACCTATTACTGTAATTAAGACTAATTGTAATAAATCTATCCAATTTGCCTTAACTTCAAATTCAATAACTCCTGCATCAATAAATACCATAAGTATAGTTGATACAACTAAAAAGATAAGAACTAATGGTCTTACATTTTTACTTAACCAAGAATCACTATTCATATCTACTTTCCATCTTTCAGTAACATTCTTTTGTATATCAGCTTCAGCATCAATCCAAATTTGTTCCATTTCTTTTTCGAACTGAGCTTTTTCTACTTTACTAAAAGTATGCTTGTCTATTATACCTGAAATCTTTTCTGCAATGTTCCCACCTGCAGCTCCAAATAATTTGCTAAGTATTTTACTCATTTGTTATATCTTTATATTTAGTTTTACCATCCTCTCTGTATGCCTTTAAACATCTCTTTCTGTTAGAGTCCTCATCTACATAACTAACGTGAACCCAATCAGGGCTATCATCTGTACCAAACTCCCAAATAAGTTGGTCAAAGTCGAGATTATCTTTAATATAATAATACATAAAAGCATTACTAACGTGACCGTAAATATCGTCAATATCAATAGCACGTCCTTGACAATGTTGGCTTTTACTGCTGCCTCCAATAGCTTTATTAAGTTCTTCAC